ACGGTTCAGATGCTTTTGCTTACGAGATGAATTGTCCATACGATGAGTGTGGAGAGGCTGTTATTCCTGATAGTCTCAGAAGTTGTAAGGATGCTCCGTTAAGATACGTGTGTACTGATAGACATGTGTGGTATCTTGTTATAGAGAAGAACCAGCCAAGTTTCTGGAGGTAGTTATGCCTAAGGTCGGCAACAAACATTTCTCTTACACTGAAAAAGGTAGAAAGGCTGCTAAAAAGTATGCCAAAAAAACTGGTAAGAAAATGACTAGGAAGAAAAAGTAATGCCAGCAAGCCACGCAGAAGTATCAGGTAACAGGCCAGAGGACGTTAAAGCTAGGCAAAATATGTTCCTTGAGGCATTTGATAAGCATGGAACGATTAAACATGCCTGTATGGAAACCAAGATAAGCAGAGAGGCCATATCTAGGTGGAGAAGAGAGGATACGTATGGGTTCATACAGAGGTTCGATGATGCCAAGGAAGACTACGCTGAGATAATCGAGAACGTAGTATTTGAAAGGGCGAAAAAATCTGACTGTAATCCCATACTACAGATATTTGTTTTGAAGGCATTAAAGCCTGACAAGTACCGTGACCAGCCAGTAGTTACCGATGACGTTGCAAAGGATGTCATGAAGGATTTGAGGAGCAAGTTCAAGGGAATACAGTTCTCAGATGACGATTCTCCAAATAAATCAATTGAACAACAGGCAGAAGATATCCTTAGAGGTAAGAACTAATCGGGCTAGTCGGAGGTTTTCTACGAGTGACTTCATATTCCCCTCCTTCTAGTCCCCAAAAAGAGGTAGTATGAACATATCTGGAGAGTTACCCCTATTTATAGGCAGTTCACAGGAAGAAATAAACAGGTATAAGCCTGCTATTATAGGCCAGTGTGACGCTTCTATGAGGCTTGTTTACTCCACGAATAAGATAGTGGATATTCTTGCTGAGGATATGACTAGAGAAGAAGCGATAGAGTTCTATGAATACAATATTTTGGGAGCATATATGGGTGAAATGACCCCGATATATGTCAGTGAACATGAATCAATCTACGATTTCGTCATCCCAGATTAATGAGGTAGCGAATTATATATACGACAAGGTAGGATTCTCCCCTACACCACTGCAAATGCCCATACTTTCCTCACGGAAAAGGTTCATTCTGGTAGCTGGTGGTGAGCAGGCAGGAAAATCTATGGTGGCTTCCAAGTATTTACTGGGTAGATTCCTAGAAAATGACGGCCCCGGACTGTACTGGCTGGTAGCTGCTGACTACGAAAGGACCAGAGCAGAGTTTGAGTATCTGGTTGAGGACTTTGGTTCGCTGGGATTACTCAAAGAATCGTCTAAAAGAGTAGACCCCGGAAGGATTGTGCTGGCAGATGGCACCAGAATAGAGACTAAATCAGCTAAAGACCCACGTACTCTGGCTATGAGAGCACCTAATGGAATCATAGGATGCGAAGCATCGCAGCTGGACTTGGAAACTTTCCACAGATTACGAGGAAGATGTGCCCCAAAGAGAGGGTGGCTGTTCCTAGCTGGTACTTTTGAAGGCTCTTTAGGGTGGTATCCACAGATGTTTCAGGCATGGCAGCACTCATCTCAGGCAGACGAGAAGGCTTTTTCCCTGCCAAGCTACTCAAACAGCTACCTTTACCCCGGTGGCAGAGAAGACCCCGAAATTCTTGCACTTGAAAGAGCCTCATCTGATGACTTTTTCATGGAAAGAATCGAAGGTGTACCGTCACCGCCACAGGGATTGGTCTTTACTGAGGTAAGACCAGATATCCATGTACAGGATGTTGAGTACGAACCAGATATTCCAGTTCATATCTGGATTGACCCCGGTTATGCAGAGGCTTACGCCTGTGAAATCATACAGGTAGTCAATGACCAGATACGAGTTATAGATGAAATATACGAAAGGAACCTAGTTACGGATGACATAATAGATATAGCCCAGTCCCGGCCTTGGTGGAGGGACGCAAGGTTCGGAGTCATAGACGTTGCCGGATATCAGCATCAGGCAATGGCTGCTCCAGCTGAAGTGTGGCTGGAAAGAACAGGAATATATTTTGATTCACAGAAAATCAGGATAAATGAAGGGACAGAAAGACTAAAGTCCTTTCTTAAGACAGACCCGGTAGAGCAGCGAGAACCACGTATTGTATTTAACTCCAAGTGTAAGGGTATCCTTTCCGAACTGGGAGTTCAGCCAAATCCATTTGATGGTCAGTCAAGAGCATATAGGTGGAAGATGGATAGAGATGGTAATATAGTGGGACAGACTCCAGAAGACAGGTATAACCACGGAGTGAAGGCAGTTATCTACGGTCTTATTAATCGTTACGGATACGGATATATTACGGAAAACAGCACAATAAGAGTGAAACGCTGGTAATGGCTAACTATAAACCAGAAGAAATAAGTGCCTTAGTAGATAATCATTATGATTTGACCGAACCACTGCGAACCAGAATGGACAACGACCATAAGCTGTACAGGCTGGAAGAATTTGACGCAGGAGAAGGGTATCAGTCATACACCTCCAACGAACCACAGGTCTATGCAGACAAGCTAATATCGTGGATGACCTCATCAGAGATGGTAGTGCGAATCCCATACGGTAATTCTGAGAGAGAGCAGAGAGAAAACAACGATGCCAAGGAAAGATTCCTTATCGGGCTTAGTAAAGCTGCCGATGAGAGAATGGCAAACAGGTTCCAGCCTCCTGTCAGAAACCAGATAGCTTGGTACATAGCTGTCAGAGGATGGTATGCAGGAAGAGCCTTGTTCGTTAAAGACAAGGACGGCGAAACTAATGTCGATATACAGCCTTGGGACCCAATGCATACGTACTGGGGAGAAGGTGATAAGGGATTAGCTTGGGCTTGTTACAAGATTAAGAGAACTCCTTCTGAGATAAAAGCTATGTATGACGTAGACATATCAGGTGAAGGAAGCGACCCGAACGATGACGATGCAGTGGACGTTTATGACTTTTATGACTCAGAAGACAACATAGTATGCACAGATACAGAGGTTCTTAAGAAAAGAACCAAGCATGGGTCAGAACGTGTACCTGTATTTCTTGGGCCAGTAGGCTCTCAACCACTGGTACAGGCTATAACTGATACAGGAAACCTAGATACCATCGAGGATTACGGAGAATCTTGCTTTAAATCATCGAGAGATTTGTACGAGAAGCATAATTTCATGATGAGCGTGATGTTAGAACTCACGGCTAGGTCACGTAGGCAGGGATTAAAGGTAAAATCCAGAGATGGTACTAAGACACTGGAAGAAGACCCATTCAAGGAAGGCTCTGAAATCGCACTTGGGCAGGGCGAAGACGTAGAACCACTGGGATTACTGGAAATGTCCAGAGAATCCGGGGCTTTTATGGGGCTTGTTGCAGGGGAAATGCAGAGAGGTGGCTTACCTCACTCAATTTATGGACAACTTGAGTTCCAACTCTCAGGATTTGCCATAAATACCTTGCGTCAGGGTGTAGAAACCGTACTTGTTCCACGGCTTTCCGCACTTGAGAGAGCATATTCGATTATATTTCGTCTAATGTGTGACCAGTACATAACAGGAGCCTTTAAATCCATAGAGGTTAGCGGTCAGGACAGGAACAGAATGTACTTCTCAGAGGAGATTTCCCCTGAAACTGTACGAAACGCAGGCGAAGCAGAGATTACATTCATGGGCCAGCTGCCTCAGGACGAGATGAGCAAGATGAGCATGGCTCAGATTGCGAGAGAAGGGCAGACCCCATTACTTCCTGATACATATATACGTGACCAGATACTAGGTCTACAGTCAGCAGACCAAGTTGATGATTCAATTAAAACCCAGATGGCTGAGAGTATGTTACCCGAAGCTGGTTTATGGACAATGCTACAGGCATCCATTAATCAAGGCAGGCAGGACTTAGCACAGTTTTATCAGGGTGAATTATTAAGGTTATTTGCTGTAAAGAGTATGGAACAGGCACAAATGATGGGTGGTGGTGCTATGGGGCCACAGGGAGGGCCACCACAGGGTAGTCCACCGATGGGACCACCGGGGGCACCTCCAATGGGACCGCCGGGATTACCGCCTCAGGTAATGCCTGATGCAATGATGGGTGTACCACCAGTACCTCCCACTGCTCCAGTTGGTCCTTCAGTTCCACCGGGAACCCCAAGGCCGGGAGCACAGAATACAGAAACAAGATTACAAAGTTTAGGTTTGATTCCACCAACAGGAGGATAGTATGGCAACTCCAGACGAAGCGTATATGCAAGGTATGGGTTTCATACCGGGATTATTTGCTGCGTCTTCCAGCATTGGGAATCTGCCTGCCGAAATAGCAGCAAACGTGGTTAATTCCAGTATACAGGCTGCAATGCCTAAGACTTCAGGCAGTCCGTTTCAGAACTTTGAAATGATGGGTCCAGCCTTTAGTAAAACTATGGATGATATGGATCAGACTCCTACCCCTGTTACCGCTCCTACTCCTGCTCCGTTACCTGAACAGGTTACTCCTTCTCTAACTGGAGAGTATTTCCCTGCTGCTCAAGCAAATTTAGCTGGCACAAATACTCTTGGTGAAAGGGTATCAAATAGTCCGCTTGGGAAACTATTTCAAAGTGATATTGCTCAAAATATTCTTGGTGTTGTTGGATTAGACAATCCCAGAGAAGGATTATTCCATATACCTTGGAGTAATGATCCTGCTCAGGCAGCAAGAGGTTCTGTAATAGAAAGGCCGACAGGTGTAGATATTATTGCTGAAGAAATGGCAAACAGACCTGTTGCCCGGCCTGCTGTTCCAGCTGCTCCTTGGGAACTGGGGGACATAGGTGAAGTTGGCTATACATCATATGTCGAGCCAGCTCCGGGTGCTTTTGAGAGATTCCTTACTGGGAATCAAACTGTTCCTATACCGGGATATGCAAGAACAGATTATGTTAATCCTAACTCACCAATAGGCAAAAGAAGAGCAGAAGAAGAAGCAGCATTGATTGCTGCCAACGCTGCTATGAGTCCTCCTATCAGTCCTGAATTTAATGTTTCAAATTTTGCTCTGGGATTTGAGGAGCCTGCTTCTATTCCTACCAGAGCAGAGCAGGAAGCAGCAGCAATGGCTGCTGGAGTTGATATTAGTAGCCCTTGGTTTACGAAGTATGACACCAAGGACAGTATTAAAGCGATTGAATCAGGAGTTCCTTATCAGTATGCAGATGATGTGGCACAGATGTATGGGCAGAAAATGCTTGAAGGTGATCCCAGTTGGACTTCTCCTATGATGGGGTCTGGAGACAGGCCAGCATTTATAGATGATGTTGCAAATGCAATGTACAACCTTAATGTTGGAATACCGGGAGGCCCAACTGTAGCCGCATCTGATATTGTTAGAGGTGTTGTTGGTGCTGCTCAAGGAGCAGCAGACGTAGGAACGGCAGCATATCAATCTGCTACTGGTACTACAGATGCAGATATTACTAATAGGTTTAATAGTGCAATAGAATTTTATAATTCGGTAAAGGGAACCCCCCAAGAAGCGTACGCAAAGACAGCACTAGACAGAGCAACAGCAGAGCATAATGCAAGGTTTACCACTCGACCAGTCGAGGTTGATATGGGAGACACATCGGCACCCGGTGGTGCTGTAGCCAGTGCAGTTCCAGCAAAAGAGCCAGAGAAAGCGGTTGAGGAAGCTGATAAGGTTGTAAAACAGTTAGCAGAATCAGCTGCTGCTATGACTACTGCTGGTGCGATTGGTGGTGATCCTTTTTGGGATGAATCCATAACACAAACTCAATCAACTAATGTTCCTGTAATCAAAGAAAAGCCAGCTGACGTACCCAAAGAGACAGTAGTAACGACAACTGGTGGTGGTAGTGGTGGTGGCGGTGGTGGCGGTGGCAGTGTTGTTACTGGTGCTGGTGGCGGTGGCAGTGTTGTTACTGGTGGTGGTGGTAGTGTTGTTGCTGGCACTGGCGGTGGTGGAACACCTATTACAACTGGGGCTGTTACTAACCCTTGGCAACAAAGTCTCTATGATGCCAGTCTTACTCCACTGGATGCGTTTAGAAAATGGAGAACCGAACAATTCGGTGGTGCTCCATTAAGTGTGTTGGGTTCTGAACAAGGTCGGGCTGCATTAACTGGTGGGTACTATCCTGCTTACGGTAGGTTCCTGTTGAATCGTGCTGCTGGCGGTGGACAGGGAATGGATATGGTTAGTCCGGGGCAGGCATTTGGTCAGTACCTAAGAGGAGACAGGGCAGGACTTGATGACATACGATCAAGATATAGCAGGCTCTCTGACTATCTTTCTTCTGACGAAACAATGATGGACCCTCAATACAGTAATTTGTGGGGGATGTTTGGAGGAGGCCCAAGTAGATCAGATATGGTTGCAATGTCACAGGCTGCACTGGGAATTGGTGGTGGAATGAGTGGTCGTGTAGGGCAGAACCTTGGAACACTCTACGATCTTATGCAAGATAGATACGGTGCTGGTGGAGCAAAGAAATTTGCAGACTACATTGGTGGTTCTTTCTACCAGCCTCAGACTATGGTGCCGGGAACCATAACAAGTAATCAGGCGTACTCTATGCCTGCTAATACGGCAGCTGCTGATGCATTTACTAATGCTGCTGCTGGCAATGGAATGACTAATGCTTATGACGACTGGAATAAATTGTATGGAGGGGGCTAATGGCTACTAATAATAACGCATTTGCTGGATTCACGACTGCCAATGATCTGGGAGAGTTCATGGTAGAACAAGACCCTCAGACAGCATTTATGACACATCTTGCAGGGCAACAGTTTCTAGGAACTGACCCTATGCAGAATAGGGCCAGAGACTATTTCCAAGGTCAGTATTCTAATATTTATAATAGGTTTCTAGGGAATAGAGGTCAGGAGATGAGGAGTCAAAAAGACCCATCTAAGTGGACTACTTTCTCTCAGTATCTTGAAAATCAAGCTACACAAAATCCATACACACAAAGATACGCTGCTCGAACTCCGTACGAGAGAGGAGTATCTACTAGGAGATTTGCTCCTAGCACTAGGTTTATTACCTACTAATGCCTCATGAATGGTGGCATAGAACCGATGTAGTTGACAAAGGCTGGGATGCCTTTAAAGACTACGTTGTGCCTGTTGGACAAGATGTACTAGAAGGTGCGGTTCAGCTTCCTGTTGTTAAGCAGGCACTACAGGGATTAGAGTTTGCACATGAGAGAGGCATTAAGCCTTGGATGAGTGGCTTTACAGAATTTTTACCCGGTAGCTGGGAGGCTACACCTCAATCCCAAGAAGCTGCTTGGTATGATCCTATAGGTAGATATCAGGGAAAATGGGATTGGAATCTAGATGCTTACCGTAAGCCAGATGGTAGAGTTTCCCCATCTGCTTTTCTAGATTTAGCTACTACTATTAGTACCGGGGGATTAAAAAACGTTTTTGGTGAGTTCATCAATGTACCAACAAGTGCTAAAGACACTGTACGTGCCCAGAGAATAGATGAGGTTGCAAGACAAAGAGAAGCAGAAACCGGGGTTCCCCTTTCAGAAAGAGAAAGAAGGGAAATAGGAGAGGATATATATAAGTTGCCTCCTTATATTAGAGGACTCACTGAAGAGTTACCCTATCTTGCTATACCGCCAGCCAGAGTTGCTCGTACTGCATTGCAGGGAGCGAGAGCAGGGCAGGCTCTGAGTACAGCAGGAAGATTAGGGGCAGCTGCTCCTGTGGCAAGAGCAGGATTACGTGGTGCTGAGATGGCATTAAAGCCAGTAGAGTTACTTGAAAGAGGTGCTGAGAGAGTTATTACTGCTCCATTCAGAGGAATAGGTGCTGTTGGCAGAGGGGTTGGTAGTCAGGTAGGAGCATCTAGGGCAAGGGCAGAAGCCAGAAGACGTGTCGAAACCCCATCTGTTCCAGAAGAAATTGTTCCTGAAGGTCAGGCTCAAGAAGCTATTATGGGGCAACAACCTAGACAGATTGAAAGACCATTTGTTGAAAGAAGAGAACCTATTGATCTTGCAGAAAAAGCACGGCCTGTTCCATTAGCAGGATTACCTGAACATCTAGGGGGCACTCCTGCTGCTGAAGCAGCTTTAAAGTTTCCTGACTTGGAATCTCTAGCTGGTCAAATGAGAAACTCAGGATATAAGCCATCAAGATATTTAATGCACATGGTTCCTAGTTCTCAAGGTGAAAGACTTCCATATGCTGCGTCACAACAAGGTGTACAGGCATATCCAATATCAGGTCACACTTCAGAGGTTGAAGCTATTGCCGATATGTTTAACAGGGGGGCAGATCAAGATATTGTATGGATGAGTGAAGTTCCCCCAAACACTTCACTGGATTCCTTAAAAGAACATTATATTATTGATCTTAATGAATTAAATCCTGAGAATATTCTTGTTGAAGGATCGGGATTGGTACACGCTGGTGACATTCCCAGTTCAGCAGTAGTAAGTCGTCCTTCTTATTTACAACGTCAGGCTTCTGGTGCTGGTGCTAGGGTAGAAGAATTAACTCCTTCCGTTAGCCCTGCATCTTCTCCTGCTCCTAGAATGAGAGTAGAGAATATTACTCAAGGTCAAGGTACAGCAAGAGAAGCAGTAATGGGGATGCAGCCTCAACAGTTTCAGCAAAGGCGAGCATCCAGACCTAGCGTGGGCCATCAGGAGGCTGAACAGGCTATTGGTGGCAGACTCAGTAGATTAAAAGATAGGCTAGGTGGCGACTATGCTGACCGTATTGCAGCTGGAATGAAATCTAGGTTTCCTAATATAGCTGACAAATACGTAGCATTTATTACCAAGGCATGGGACTCTTCCTTTGGCCTCAGGATACTTGAGGACTATGCTTGGCGATCTGCGAATCCTAATGCCCTATTTAATCCTCTTGCTCGTATGGCAGTACCAGTTGCTGATCGTCTGGTTCGTGCTACAGGAGCTGCTGTAGGTAAAGGACACGCACGATACGTAAACTTTATGAGGGATCAGATTGAACCGTTACTTGCCAGAGGTGCAACTCCAGAAGCTATAGAGAGAGTTATACAGGCAAGACATTGGTCTGTTCTTGCATCTAAATTTGAAGGACGAGGAGTTCCAAGTATTGTTGATCCTGCTGATCCAACCAAAAAGATAAAGGTTGATTCTGCTGATTTAGCTAACTGGACTGATAGAGAATGGATACGGAGGAACACCATAGAAGGTGTAACTCTATCGGATGATGCACTTGATGCTATAGAAGAAGGGGCAAGGGCCATTCGTGATATGTACAGAGAACAACGTGGCAGGATGCTACGTGAGGGATTAATAGATCAGGAGAGATTTGATTACTGGCAACGAGAGTATGAATGGTATAACCCAATTCAGTATCAGGAATTTGCAGATCAGGGCAATATATCTGATATGTATCGTGGTTTAAATGGTGGGCTTTCTGATAATGGGATAAGGAAACTTACTGAAGATTCTGTTGAAGCACTTGGTGCATTACCGCCACTTGGTGAAGTAATGCTTAAAAACCTGATAGCTACTGAGTTAAGACTTACACGAAACAGCATAACTAAGAAGGCTATCAATATGGGGCTGGGTCAGGAAATTGGCCTTAAAGATGTTTCAAGTAAGTTTGTTCGTAAAGTAAAAAGAAAAGATGCAGACGGTAATCTTATAAAAGACGAGAATGGAAAGGCTATAGATGATATAGAACTTATGCCTGTTCCATATGTAGACGAAGCTGCTTCTGGATTTATATCTTTTTATGATAACGGTCAAAGATTTGTATATGGAAGTACAGATGGAACCACTGCTCCTAAGTGGTTCTGGGATGTACTAAATGGCAGATCGGGATTGGCTTTACGTGGAGACAAAGAAATCAACGCCATACTTGGTGCGTCTAATGGTTTCTTTAGGTCTGTATATACAACCTTTAATCCTCTTTTCTTTATGCGTAACGGTCTTATAGATATGTTTACAGTATTCTTAAAGGCTGGAGTATTGCCTACAAGTACATCTGCAAGGATTATGAAAAGTCTTTGGAATGTAGCCAGAAATAATGAAGACCGAATGATGGAACTTGTACAGTTAAGTGGTGGATACTCTGATAGGTTTTACGATGTTGATGGTAACTTAAGGAAAATAACTGAACAGATACGAACTGCCGGGACAAGACAAGACGCAACAGTTATAAGTCCTAAAGATGTTACAGGTAAAACATTAAATAAATACCTAAGAAACGCAGTTAATCCCAATACAGATATTATGGGTAAGTTAAAAAGAGTTATTCCTGCTACTGGTTCTGCTGTTGAGCAGGCTCCAAGACTTGCTGTTACAGAAAAGGCTTTAAAGAAATACATAGGTAAAGATGAATTTAACAGATTAATGAAACTAGATCGCAAGTCTTTTAACAATGAGATGTTAAACAACTGGAAAGAAACTGGTGTAGGACTTGTTGATTCAGACGAGATGCAAAGAGCAGCACAGAATGGAGTTGAGGCTACATTAGATTTTTCCAGAGGTGGTGATGCGATACGAAGATGGAACAACTACATACTGTTCTTAAACGCAGCTATGGAAGGAATGAAGCTACCATTCAGAACACTTGGTATTAACTTGCATCCTGTAATAAGACCAGTACGTAACCCAGTAGAGGGTGGGCCTAAGTTTGAGTTTGGTTCTGCATCAGAGCAACTTAAGAATGCGTTGCCGTGGCAAGGTCGTGGGGTAACAGGTAAAGTATTTGATGGGGTAAATGGTGGCCCTAGAAACGCAGCTGTAATAATAGGTTCAGCAGTTGCTACTTACTGGGGTATACAGAACTACTGGAATAAGCAATTCACTTATGAAGGTAAGCCATTGTATTACGATATTCCCTCATATATTAGATACAATTCTATGGTTTTTATGTTGCCACCAGAGAAAGACGAGAATGGTGATTTAGTATTAGACCCTAAAACTAATCGACCTGTTCCTAAATACTTAGTTATTCCTCATAGATTAAGAGAGTGGAACTTATTATTTCAACAGGCTACATTATTAGATGAGCTAACTGATGAAGAAGTTCCTGTAGACAAGAGCAAGTGGGCTATTGAGGTATTTAAGTCTACATCTCCAGTGTCTGATGTTCCAATGCCAGAACTTCTTAATACAGGTATGGAAGAAATCACCGGGTACGACTTCTTTAGGCAGGCTCCTATAGTTGACGAAGAGTTACAGGGTGGGGAATTAAGTGAGCAATATAACCAGTGGACATCTGAAACTGCTAGAAAGGCAGCAGGAATACTTGATAATGTCCCTGCTCCTGACCTTATAGGGGATGTAATAGGCAGCCCTCAAAGACTAGACCATTTGTACGAAAACATTACTGGTGGGGCAGGAAAACTTGTTACGAGTTTTTCCGATTACGTCTTTAGAGTCGCTGACGAATTACGTGATGTGGAACAAAGGCCAATGGCTGAGAGGGTAGAAGAGTACAGGGATATGGATAGAACTCGCAGAATGGAGTTCAGAGCATCTCTTAATGAGGAAGAGTACGAAGAGTTTGATCGTGAGATACGTATGCCCAAGAAAGAAATTCCTTTCTGGGATGCAATGATTAAGTCTTTCTACCCTGAAAAGGGCGGTGGTTTGTTTGAGGTTTCTCAGGCTCAAACAGAAGAAATGTTCCCTGATGTGTCTGCTGAGGATACTCGTAAGGCTGGAAGGCTTATGGGTAAGGTCAGGCAACAGTTAAAAGTTCAACAGGATAAAGATGACCTACAGTTACAGAGTTGGCTGAAGCAAGGTACAGGTCCAAAGTTATCTCCAAAAGAATGGAGAGAGGAAAAATCAGACCGATGGAATAAATATGAAGGTGCTGAAATTGCATCTACTCAGATATACAGACAATCTATACGTGGTGAGTCAGACGAGGTAAAAGATGCCTACTATAATTCTTTGTATACAGCAGCTGGAAAGATGGGAGACATACGAGTAGGAGCAGACTTGTTGCTTGCTGGGTATTATGCTATTGAGCCTTCAGATAGCACAGAAGATGGAATTAACAATACTGACTGGACTGATTTCTTTGTTGAAAGAGATCGCTATCTAGAAAGTATAAAACTTTCATCTGAAGCTGCTGGAGATAATATGTATCAAGAAGTCATGGCTAGATTACAAGCTAATATGACTTCTACTGAAAAAGCCTATGACAACTCTAGGAAGATACTTGCTCCATACTGGAACGCTGGTAGGAATGTACAGGAATTATTTCCTAATGCTTCACCTCAGTTCCAACAAATATGGGACAGTTATTTAAATGCAGATAGTGGTAGACGTAATGCTCTATATAACGGAAACCCAATTGTAAAGTCATTAGTAGAGCGAAGATCGCAGTTACGTAAGCAAATACTTTTAAGAGATGCCCAGCAAAATGGATATCCAAATATGGAATTAGCCTTGGTTTTCTGGTATGGAGACTTTTACGATAAGCCGTTAACACCTCAGGCTAAGTCCTACTACAATCATTTGTATGGAAGGTCTAGTAACATCTCAGGGTTTATACCTACAGCACCTATACAGGGTCCACAGTTACCAGCTGGGGTGCGTTAGGGTATACTAATATAAACTAGACAAAGAGGTAAGGTATGGTAAATCAATCTCAGGAACAGCCAGAAGCAGACGTAGCCCCAGTAAATACTGGAGGTACAACTACGGATATCACAAGTGAATTTGAAGGGGTTAATACCTTTGAAGATGTATCTACATCTCCTGAAGATATAGGTTCAGAAGCACCTGTTGCAGAAGAAGCAACACAAGATACTCCCCCTGCCCCTGCTCCTGAAGCAAATGCTCCAGTAGCAGAAACACCTGAGGCAGCACCTGAGCCAGAGACTCCTGATCCTAGATTAGATGATTTACAGCAAAGGATTCAAAAGCAAGAAGAACAGGTTGCTTATTACCAGCAACAGCAACAGCAACAGCAACTACAACAGCAAGCCCAAACTGTTCAACAACAATACGAACAACAAGGGTATTTGCCTGAACAGGCTGCTCAGGCTGCTCAACAGTGGTTGTCCCAGCAAAATGCCGTTGCTCAACAACAAAGGCAATATGAACAACAGTTACAGTTCCTACAAGGACAGGCAAATGCAGCAGAGCATTTTGCTAGCAAGTATGGACTGGGACTAAGTGATCTGGCAGAATTAAGAAAACATCCCAATCCTGACGCAATGGAAGAGGCTGCAAAACGCATCAAGTCTGATAGAGACAAGGATGCAGAAATAGCTGAACTGAGGGCGAAGCTAGTTCCTTCACAGAGCTTTGATAATTCTCAAAGCACCCCAGCAGCGTCCAATGACGAGGATAGGTGGCTTGACAGATACAATCAAGGAGATAGGTCTGCCCAAGCACAACAAGCAGCACGAAGGGCTGCTGGTTTATAGATTAGTAAACTAGCAACAGTGAGGTTTAGTTATGGCACAAACAGCCACAACAGGAAATTTAGAGAAAGCACAAAGAATTATTCTTAGTGCAGCCCGATACACAGAGGAGCATAACGCTCCAGCACTCGCTCTTATTGAGCAGTTCACTCTACCTAAGGGAGCGAAACAGGTAACTGTTCCTAAAGTAGGACAAATGAGCATGAGTGACTTGGTAGATGGGCAGGATATAGTTGACGAAGAAGAGATAGGAATGACAACCGTTGACCTTACCGCATCTGAGGTAGGGGCAAAGGTTATCCTTACTGATAAACTTGTCAGGCAAGCTGCTGATAACGTCTTCTCGATGATAGGACGACAGCTTGGAGATGGCATGGCACGAAAGAAAGATACAGATGTTATTGCTCTGTACTCTGCCTTAAACGGTGGAACAGACTTGAGTGCTGATGGTCGAGAGATGACTGCTGCTAACGTCCATGCAATTATTTCTAATGCAAAAGCTAATAAGTTTGGTAATCAGGTATACATAGTTCATCACCCAAATGCTGTAGCAAAACTTTCATCACAGGCAGCTACAACTGCTGGTAACAATGCTGAAATAACGAGTGGTTGGTCAGCAGATTTGCTTGCTAACTTCTACAGTGGGCTACGACCAATCAATGGAGTGTCCATATTTGAAGATGGGAACATTGAGAAGGTTAGTGGTGTTGATTCGGGAATTGGAGTTATCGCTGACAAGAGTGCTATGGCTGCTCTGACTAGCGTAGATACCAAGACTGAGCGACAAAGGGATGCCTCACTTAGGGCGACTGAGGTAGTCATGACTGCTGACTACGGTGTTTTTGAGCTAGATGATAGCCGTGGAGCACCTGTTACCTTTGAGATAGGTGATATAGCTACTTCATAATCGGGAGTTAATTAATGGCTGGTATAACTGAACGTAATAAACAAAAAGTAGA